GTAGGACAAATAAATGGGATATCAATAGAAAATACATTAGTTTTCCCTATATCTACACACATATAATTTACTTGTTGAATGTCATTATTAAAATCCTTATCAAGATCCGTATAACCAGACCAACCAACAATTAGTTGACCCTGATGGAATCGAGTGGCTATTATCTCAAAAGTATACCTCAAATCTCCTCTCCAATATTCAAAATTTCTTGAAATCTCCAAAAGAGGAATACCAAAGACTGTGGTGTTAGGTATAATAGTTTCAAATACCAATCCTGTACCTACTTTAAATAATGTCTTCCCTACCGCATCGTTTGTGCCCCAATTTAATATAGTAACCCTACCAGGTGTTTTAATATAATCACTCATAACCATAGGTTTATATCTATCGTGAGCTAAGATATCCCCCGAAAGTAATCGCATATCTACCCCTATTTTAGGCATATCCACAGTCGTAGAAACTCCGTGATATTCTACGGCATGCAATGGCGAGTCAAACATTCCTATAATATCTGTTACTACATTAGCTATAGCAGATATTGGGTTTATCATTTCGAGTGCCTTAACTCCGAAATGACCCAATTTCGCTAACCATCCTTCTTCTTGAGCTCCACGACCATCTACTCGCCCTTTATCAATATTTCCTACTCTCTTATTTTTCCCTTGATTAACACTCTTATTATATGGTCTCTTTATACTAATTTGAGTATCTATAAATTTGAAAAGAATAGAACAATTCAATGTAGTGGGTAATCCAGTCCCCACCCCCAATGAATTCCAAATATAAATAATAAAATTTTGATTCATATACGGATTAACATTACTAGAAGGTCCATTTAAGAATAAGTGAGGTGTGATATGTTCTACTAATAAAGTAGCATTCGTAGCATGACCTATATCTAGGAAAGAATGGGGCATTAGCATCATATCTGACGATGCTATTGCTGTTGTTTTATGACTTGGTTGACACGAGAGTAATAAACATCCACTATGAAATGGTGTAGCATTAACTCTAACAAACATCTGAATATTAGTCCTTAAAATTGAGTGTGTAAAAAGAATACCGCTAAAAGGGTATATCTTACTAAGTAAAGTTGATGGTAGAGTAATTTCATATACTCTAGTTTTAATTCCAGAATTGATGGGTATACTTATTGTCTCAAGATGATATTCTCTTTCAAATAAATTTTCAATACTAGGAGTTTTATTCACAAAAGTACTCGACAAACTTGAAGGTGATTCTACATGAGATGGCACTACATTTGTACTTTCTTTCTCTTGATCAAGAATTATAACTTCGTCGCCCTGCAAATAAGAAAAAGGTTTAACTAACTTCCTCTTCTT